ATGCGCCTGAACGGCCTGACAGCCTTCGAGGCTGAACTCGTTAACTACATTTTAACGAATGAAATCAGCGAGGGCGCCACCTTCCAGGGCGTGCCCGGACATCCACGTTACGGCGCAAGCAAAGAGGAGGAGCGCGTTGTAACCTTCAGCTCCGAGGCTCTGAGCGTTGAGCGTGTAGGCAAGAAAACAATAACAATAAACTTTGCAGACTACACAGCAGGACGAAAGAGAGCAGCGACAACGAAAGCAATAACAAGCACCCCCACAACATCAACAACAAGCAATAACACAAATAATAATAACAATATGGAAGAGCAGAACACAACAACAGCAGCAACAACAAACACTAACAACAACAATAACGCAGCGTTAAACTTCATGCAGCAGATGTTCGCGCAGCAGCAGGAGGAAGGCTACCAGCGCGGAAAGGCGGAAGCAGCCGCCGAGGTTGAGAACCTTAAAAAGCAAATCGAAGAGGCGAAGAAGGTAGGCACAGGCAGTATTATTAACGTTGTCGTGGATGGAAAGAAGACAACGACAAAAACCGACTCGGTTTTAGATCCAAACTTCGAAAACATTCTGCACCTCGTAGCAGCACACGAGCACGTGTATTTATACGGACCGGCAGGCAGTGGTAAAAACACAATAGCCGAGCAGATAGCCGAGGCGTTAGGCGTGGAGTTTTACTATCAAAATACGTTGGTTACAAAGTTTGATATATCAGGCTACAAGAACGCACAGGGCGAGTACGAAGAAACACCATTTTACAAAGCGTGGAAAAACGGCGGCTTATTCTTCGCCGACGAACTCGATAACAGCACCGCCGAGGCTATTATAGCCTTAAACGCTGCACTTGCGAACGGTTATTATACATTTCCAAACAGCGGCGAGAAGGTTGCGAAAAACCCGAATTTCTACTGCATCGCAGCCGGCAATACTAACGGACAGGGCGCAACAGAAGAGTATTGTGGACGCTATCAGATGGATGAAAGCAGCCGCGACCGCTTCGCCTTCATCGAAATTGACTACAACGAGAAAGTAGAAGAGAGCATTTGCAACGGACATCTCGATATATTGGAGTTCGTGCGCGACCTTCGCAGCGTTACAAAGAGTCTACAAATTAAGTTAATTTGTGGATACCGTGCAATTTCACGCCTCGCAAAGTTTTACGACCTGGATACAAAATTTGTGCTTGACTCCTTCATCTTTAAGGGCCTCTCCGTTGATGATATACGAGAGATAGCCGCGGCGTTGAGCAGCGAAAACAAGTACACACAAGAGATTAAAAAGTATTAAGTATTAACCCGTCCTACACGCAAATATAAAAGCGTGTAGGACCCAAAATAACAACGAATATGAACACAATAGTAAACGAACGTTACAACAGCATAGCCGAATTTCAAAAAGCGTTAGAACGCAAGAAAATAGGCAAAATGTACGACGAGACCGAAGAAGGCTGCGCTGATTTTTATGGCACGAACACGCACGAAGAAGCAAATAAACTATTGGTTAACGGAGACATCTTCACCGCTACGACAATAGAAAATTGTACATTCAACAAAAAGTTTAACAGAACAACAAACACAATAAAGCAGGACTTTTGCGGATTTGCTCCGAACGTCGGGGCGGTTGTGTCCGGAAGTCCTATAAATATGTACAACGTAAAGCGAACGACATACAAAAATACAAAGGTCTTGAATCTTGTCTACTTTATTGGCGCTTCTTGCGACGTCAGCAAAAAAGAAATAGCGGCGGCAGGTGCAAAACTCCTGAATGTTATTAACACGTTAGAAGCGCGAGGCTACAGGATTAACTTATTTGCTGCTCGCTGCGCAACACCGACAATTAACGGCAAAATACAAAAAAACAGTCTTTTAAATTTAGCTATCAAGATAAAAGACAGCGGGAAGCATCTAAATATAACAAAAATAGCCTACCCAATAGCCCACCCGGCTTTTTTTCGCCGTCACTGCTTCATGTGGGCGGACACCGTTTGCAAAAATATTACGGACACATATTCATCGAGAGATCCGAAGATTTTGAAGGCAGCAGCTGACAAAATTTGCAAAGGTGCAAAGTTTGTCAGCTGCTACACATTGAGCAAACAAAGTGAAGAAGACATTTTAAAGTACATATTAGGATGAAAAACCGCTGCGCCCTGCACCTATAAGGCAGGGCGCAAACAAACGGCACACAACGAAAAAAAACGGCATTATGAAAGAATATACTACAAGATACGACACGGAAAAGTTGCACGGCGTGTGTTATAGCTTCCGCGCTGAAAGCGACGAGGCGGCGAAATATTTCGTTAAACGGAACTTTGCTGGGATCACAAACGTACAACTACACGACGACACCGACACCGTGAAAGCCTGCGCAGGGCGTTTAGTTTTTGACAACATCAATATAATATAAATATATGGCAACATTAGCAACACTTTTAGCCCTCGCAATATATGCGGCGGGCGTGTACGTGGGAGTTCATACGACAAACAGGACATCGAGAAGTCGTTTTGCTTCGGCTGGAGCTGTCAGGGAGGGATGACGTACGAAGACGCAACCGACATGTGCCACAACTTCGGCGAGGCTGAATTTAAGGCAGAAAACCTCGAGCGCTTCGACCGGGAGTATAAACACGCCTTGGAAGCGGTTGAAGAAAACCAGATAACACTCGGGCAGCATTACACGCGTGGCACCAACGACGACGACGGCGACATAACTCTAAGCGTTGAGGAGAGCACCAGACTACGCGAGGCATACAAACAGAAAGTGCAGGATCTTCGCAACGAGTTTGAAAAACGCCTGGATGCGTATATTAAAAAATACGGGCTGAGTAAAATTCGCCGTTGGACATATTGCGCCGACGATTAAAAACGCACTTGGTGCCAGGAGTTGAATAAACGGCCTGCTCCCGTGTTCGATGCACGGGCACCAACTAACTAATAACAACTAAAAAAATACGAATATGACAGACGACAAAGACATTTTACAGGCACTATACGCCGCATGTGTTCAAGCCTGGGCGCGGTTTAGAAAGCGTTGGAAGGGCGGCAAAAGTTCTGATAAATATACAGCGAGTGAGGTTGACAAGTATTTCGGCTGTAGACTCCGTGAGGTCTTCGCCTACGATATGAAGAGCGAAATAATAGTCGGTAGCTTCTCCTGTTCGGTACGCACGAGTGATATATTTAAATTCGCTGCGAGGTTTGAACGGATAAGCAGGACGAGAACAAACGAAAGATTAACATTTGAATTATAAACCATCAAAAAAAAATAAAACATCATGGATTTTAAGACACTGGAGGCAGCATTAATTAATGCGCAGGAGAATATGTGGCACGGGGTAATCAAAACACATAATAGCTGCACAAACTTTAGCTTTACCAAGGGCGACGGCAGCGAAGACGACATTATTGGATACGATAGCAGGACGAGAACCATAACAATACTCGGCAAAACCTGTTGTAACACATACATCGACTGCGACACAATAGAATGTATAGAGGTATATAGAAACTAAGTAGCACACAGCCGCGAGTAGCTAACGGCTACCTCCCAGAGCGAGACTGGGCGCGGCACAAGTTTAACAATAAAAATAAAGACACTATGAAACAGAACGTAACAAAATTCGAGGCGGGCAAAACCTATATAATGGTCTCGCCGTGTAACACCGATGCACGTTGGAAGCTCAAAGTGATTAGCCGGACCGAAAAGACTATCACAGCAACGGGCCGTTTTTTGACAGGTGAACAAACAAAGAGACTCCGAATATCCGTAGCTCCTGCCGGACATTACGGAACGTTCGAAGAAACCTGCAAGCCGCTCGGCAACTACTCGCTGAGTCCGACACTAATGGCGACAGCGACAACGAAAGATTTTAATATTATATACGGACTCTAAGCAAGCCAACCAGTCAGGGCGCGCCGTCGCCTGGCTGACTGCAAAACGGTAACAAACCCTATATTATAGAACCCTTAGAAAATTAGAAAATTATGGCAAATCACAATCCAGTTATAACAAACACCCTCCCCACATGGGTATTTATTCAAGCCACAGCATCGGGCGAATATCGCCACGAAATCCGCCGCGTGCCTTCTGGCTTCTTCATGGTGTACGTAAACGTATGCGACGAGAACGGCGGTGGCTGCTTCTTCCCTGATAAGTTCGCCACCTATCAAGCAGCTTTTGCGGCAATCGTCCGTTTTCGCCCAGGCTCGATGCTTACGGAACGTATCAACGGAGCCGGCGACATCGAAAATTATTGAACTTTATATTATAGACCCTATAAAATATTGAAAACTTATGAAAGTATCAAAAAACATACCTACAGAATTAAAGCGCCTAATCAATGCTATTGTGAAACGTTCTGGCGATTGCGAAAATTGGCTTAATGGATATAATTATAATAGAGATCCATGGGGATACACCTGGTATGGATCCAGTATGATTTGCGAACCTCTGTTTTGTTGTTATGGCTGCATTGGCTATAGCATCAATTATAAGGGGTACGAGATTCATGTAGATAACGAATTGTCACGGATTGATATTTACTAATATAATTCACGACGCTCTGAAAACATTGGAGTTTAACACCGAATGCGACGCAGCCAACTCCATTGTGTTTGTAACGTGTGATTGCGTGGAGTATGCGATAGAATACCACGACGACGATAAACAATACTTTGTCGTTGAACATCTGACAGGTGTGAGCTCCGTAGATACATGGACCGCCAACGACGCTTTATCGGTCGTTGGAAGAATTAATGCAAATAAAACAACTTTATTACACGAAAAAAGTAAATAATATTTATAAAAAACTTGTAGTTCTTTGCAAAAACAACTACCTTTGCAAAGAACTACAAACTAAAAACAACAAACATTATGATGGAAATTATGATTATATTGTGGATTATAGGAGTACTATTCGGTGCTTCTCAGGGTCGCAAGTAAACAACAAGGAGGTATATTATGAAGAAGTTTGTAGCATGGCGTCGAGTATCGACGAAACAGCAGGGCGCATCAGGTCTCGGACTTGCAGCGCAGAAACAGATAATAGAATACTTTGTGCAGGCAGAAGGGGGCGAACTCGTTGCGGATTACAGCGACGTGTACACGGGCAAGGATTTGGAAGGCTGCACCGAACTCCAAAAGGCTATGGCGCGATGCAGAGAAGAAGGAGCTACGCTTATTATAGCGAAGTCCGACCGCTTCCGCAACACGGTAGAAGCCCTTGGAATATACGACCAGATGGAAGGAAACATCTTTTTCTGCGACCTCCCGAAGACAGACAAGTTCACACTTACTTTGTTTTTCGCACTTGCTGAGCGTGAAGCGTTGCTCGTTTCGATCCGAACAAAGCAGGCACTTGCAGCAAAGAAAGCCGGCGGAGTTAAGCTCGGGCGACCGAAGGGCTGCGACATATCGAAAGCCATTACAGCCTCCAGTGTATCACGTCGTCAACAGATGATCGAAAACAAGTCAAACAAAACAATATGGCAGGTGTGCCAGCTCTGCACAGAGCGAGGCACAGACCGCAGGCAGGCGAATTTTGAAAAAGCAACAAAGATACTTGTAGATATGGGCATCAAGACAAGCAAGGGAAACGACCTGACATTAACCAATGTTCGCCAGACTTGGTATAACCTCCGTAAGGTATTCGGAGACTCAAAGGACACGTTGTCAAAGCGTGATTATCAACGCCGCTTGGAGCAGACACCCGAACAGCTTCACGAACTGAATAGCTAACCAAAATAAGTAGAAATTATGGCATATTTAAACAAAGAACAGTACGAATACCGACGTGAAGCGGCGGCGACTCGTAATTTGAAAAACGAGCAGACTGCTATCGAAAACGGTATGACCGAAAATCAAGCTGATTTAATTTCACATCTGTGCTCACTCCGTCACGAGTATCATTGCAATCTCGCTGCCTATACTAAGGACAGCGAGAGCCGCGAAGACATTCGTCGCAATTTTGCCCGTATAGAAGAAGAAATAAGCAAGGATGGACTCCCTGAGTTGGATATAGTGAACACCTTTGACGAGGTGGATGACATGGACGGCCTTATATATTATTACGGAGATGATGTTCCGGAAGACCATGATAGCGAAGAATTTAAATCGTGGTACAACGAGGAGTATAGTCGCGTGTATGGCGAGTTGAGTGATATTAACAACTCCATCGAGTTGTATTTGAAAAATATTGACGAGAAATATAAAACATCTTTCTGTCCTACAGGTGCATTAAGAGCTTTTTAATAAAAATCAATTAGCCCTCGACATCACGGTTAAGTCAATATTATGAAGAAATACAGCGTATATTACAATAACAACGTTGAGTGCAACAAGGTTGCGGAGTTCGCCACATTGGACGAAGCCAAAGCCTATTGTACAGAGAACACAAAGGGCTGCGACGAGGTTTGCGCAGGCGACAACTGTTATAAAGGTCGCAGCAACAACTTCCGTTATGAAGTCTACGAAGGCGACAGCTGCTTTGTTCTTGACGAGGACGGCGATGTTGTAGAGTTCAAAGATACCATTTATGAAACGGAACAGTTTTATTGCAATTAACAGACCTATAATATAAACAAAGAAAGATATGAAGAAGATTTTATCTATTTTGGCAATTATGATTGCCATGGTCGTGCAAGCAAATGCACAGAAAGTTTTTGGTATTGATATTACCACGACTTGTAAACGATATTGCTATCAGCTTGCAGAAAAGAAAGGTTACAAGCCTTACGAAAGTGTTGCTGGCGATAAGCGATTCAAAGTTACATACGCAGGGTACAAAGGTACTGAAATGCACGTAAAATATGACCAATCAAATGATTCTATAACCGAAGTAGCTTTTTACTTTCCAAATAGAACCCAAGAAGAGAAGTCGGATATATATAACGATTTAGTCCGTCAGTTTAAACAGATAGACCCAAATGGAAGTGATTCAAGAATGGATATACCACTTATAAACACGCATAACAGAATGTGGGCAGGTAAGGCTGCTATGATATTTGATGAAGTAAGCGGCAAACTATTCGTTTCATATAAATCTAAATATAAGAGAAAGGGTAATACCACAAAGGCAAGTCCAGATATTTAGTTGGTAATTATTCACCAACATATATAACATCATGTTTTTAAAACTTATGATTTTGCTCATGTTTTATGGGGCTTATTGCCTCTTCAAGGGCAAGTAAAAAGTTGGCTGGCTCATTGTTTGGGTCAGCCTATTTTGTGGAATATGGTGTAAAAAAAACAAATTAATCGAATAATTAATAACTGCCAAATGTTGAAGTTTGGTTAAAGGTTGCTTCTTAGACACGCAGATAGGAATATTTTTCGTATCTTTCCTCTGTGAAGTCCGAAGCCCATGAGTCTTTTAATGCGGTCGCATAACACGCATTTTATATTGCCTGAATAAGCATGAAATCCCGTTTGTACAGCGATGTGCAGACGGGATTTTTTATGCTCCTAAAATCACCGAAAATATGCCAAATTATGCGATCGCATAAGTCGCATAAAACATGGCATTTTATATATAATTTTATCGTTGTAAACACTTGATTATCAATGTGTTCAACCAACTTTATGCGACCGCATGCAATCGCATCTATTATATATTATATATATAGTATATATTCATACTAACGTATTCATATATCCTATACATATAATATATAATTTTTCTCTTTTAAAGAGAGAGCGATTTTTCGTGTTGGAATTGGGTGTTGGAATAGTCGTTGATGGGCTACGCCTTGTCGCTGTTGACGTAATCAATAATCTTGCGCACGGCATCGTCAATTCGTTTCGTTCCGTAGGCGATGTAGTGGTCTGTCACGTCCGCCCAGGAGTGCCCGAGGCAGAGGGCAATCGTTTCTCGGGGTATCTCAAGCTCCGCGCCGATTGAGGCGAAGGTGTAACGAGCGGTGTACACCGTAAGGTTGTCAACGATGGGTTTGTATCGAGCTGAAGGTCTGCCAGGCCCGTGCGCACGCTTAATAACCTCCCTCGTGCCGATTTGCTTTAGTCCTGCACACCAATGGTGGTAATAATGGCGGTACGAAGCATCTGTGTCGAGCGGTGAGAGCAGCCAGTTTTTACCTCGGTATCGTCTTATGATCTCCATTGCCTCTGAGGGTATCGGTATGTCGTAGAGCTTGCCTGTCTTTCTGCGTCGGTATCTTATGCGCCCATTGTACACGTTCTCGTCTTTGAGCGTCAGAAGGTCGGCAGGGTTTATTCCGCACAGATAGAATGTCAGCATGAACAGGTCTCGACATACGCATCTCCGCTTGTCAAGCGGACAATCACGGATAGCTCGAAGCTGCTCCACGCTGATGTTGTTGATAGGTGTTTTCTCTGTTTTGATTTTATACCTCCTGAACGGATAGTTGCTCGTCCACTCGTTATCGAGTGCCCAATTAAAAACGGCTCGAACGTTTTTAATGACGAATGCCTTGTAATTTGTGCTTATCCCGTCGCCCATTGAGCGTGCGAAATTATCAAGCCATGCTTTGTCAACAGAGGCGAATGTAGCCTTGTCGTCAAACTTTTCAACCATAACGGCGGTTCTCAAGTAGCCGTCTCTTGTATTTCCCCTTTTTTGCTCTGCGCACTTGCGGATGTAGTCAACGAGTGTTTCCTTCGGTTTGGGTTCCCTGCCCGTGATGAGAGTGCGCAGACCTTCTTTCAGTCGTTCGTGCTTCATGCCTTCATGTTCGAGGAGAAATTTGTCGATGCCGTCTATGATACGCACAAGCCGTTTTGTCTTCGCCTTTGAGTTCGGCTCGTTCTGTGCGAACGAAACGCCGTTTACAGGGTACTTCGCCATGATGCCTGTGCTCACGGCAAACTCCTTTCGGTTGTCGCGGAAAATGACGGACACGGGTATAAGTCCGTTTTCATTCCGTTTGCTTTCTTTCGTGCTGATGAAATATTTCAT